GATGGATGAAAAAGGTATCGTATCACTCCCTTTAAGTGTTAATGGGTTAGAGGTTAAACTTCAACCTACCAGCCCATTAGCACTTGCCCAAAGCCAAGAGGAAGTTTCTGTGGCCATGGGATGGTTACAGATTGTATCACAGCTTGGACCTGTGGGCCAAATGGCCATACGAATAGATCGAGTAGCAGATTTTGTTGCAGACAAATTAGGTATTCCTTCTGAATTAAGAACAACTCCAGAAGAAAGACAAGAGATGATAGAACAAACAAAAGCCGCAGCTATGCAACAACAACAGCAACAACCGCAACCAGGTAATGGATCGGCAGGTCCACAACAAGCAGCTACACCAGAAAATATAGAAGAACAAGTTAATGCAGCAGCAAAGGTAACACCATAATGATAAAACAAAAAAATGGAAATGTGAACTTCACTGAAGATGGCTGGGATAGTTTAGATTTTGTAAATTTAGAAGCACAATCGGATAGTGAAAATAAAAAAGACGTTTTATATTCTAAAGCTTTTTCAACTCCAGCAGGGATGGAGGTTTTAAAAGATCTAAAAACCAGAACTGTTGATGGCCAGTCTTGGTATCCTGGCGTGCCTGCAAATTTTGGTTATGTTAGGGAAGGACAAAACATGATTATAAGAGAAATTTTAAATAGAATAGAAAGAGCCACAACAAAACAATAGGAGGTATTATGGCTGAAGCAATACAAGAAGCAGAAGTAAAAGAAGAAAAAATAAAAGAAGAAGAAAAACCAGAAGGTTTACTCCAAGAGGCTGTAAATAAAACTGAAGAAAAAAAAGAAGAAGCTCCAGAAAATCGAGATCCTATTTCTCATATAGCTCCACAAGATCCCAAAGAAGATACTCTGGGTAAAGATGAAGAAGAAGTAGAATTTAAAAAGCCAGATTATTTTCCAGAAAAATTCTGGAATGATGACAAAGGACCAGACGTTGAAGAATTGGTTAAATCTTATGCCGAACTACAAAAAAAGTTTAGCCAAGGAAAACATAAGCCTCCCAAAGAATATGAAACAGAATTATTAAAAGAACATAATATTGATATGGAGGATGAATTACTTGTTGGTTATCAAAAATGGTCTAAAGAAAATGGTATCAGCCAGGAAGCTTTTAATAATTTGGCTAAAGTGTTTCTTGAAAGCGGAATTAGTTTTAATCAAAAAATTAAAAAAGATATGGAAGAACAAAAGAAACTTCTTGGTGGCAAAGCAGATGAACATATTAATGGGCTATTAACGTGGGGAACTTCTTTAAAAGACAAAGGAGTTTTATCAGATAGTGAGTTTGACGAATTTACTTATATGGGAGGATCAGCTCTTGGAATAAAAGTTTTTGATAAGATTAGAAACTATTATGGAGAGAAAGCTATTCCAACTATTGAGCCTTCAGAAGATTTAGGAATGTCTAAAGAAGAAATAAAAGGAATGGTAGCGGATAAAAGATATGGTAAAGATCCTTCTTTCACAGCTAGAGTAGAAAAATTATTTAATAAAGCCTTCCCTGGACCATACGAACCATAAACCATAAGCAACGCCAGGGTTTCATTATACACTTGCATTAAAATAAAAAATATCTTATTACTCAAATTACAGAAGATAACCTTTTTTTATGGGCCTTCAGTATTTTTATACTGTAGCCTATCCTACCGATAGACAACTGCAGATTAGTTGAACAATTAAACTTGTAATAAGGAGAACAAAAAATGGCAATTAGCATAAGTAATGCTTTTGTTACTCTGTTTGATGCAGAGGTCAAACAAGCTTACCAAGGTGAAGGTAAGTTACGTGATCTTTGTCGTATCAAATCTGCTAGCGGCTCTACTACTGTAAAGTTTCCAAAAATCGGTAAAGGTGTTGCTACAGCTAGGATACCCCAAACAGATGTAACTCCATTAAATGTAACTTATTCTCAAGTATCTACAACGCTATCGGACTATAACGCTGCAGAATACAGCGATATATTCCATCAAGCAAAGGTGAACTTTGATGAAAGAAGGGAACTTGTAGAGGTAGTTTCAAAAGCTATCGCTAGAAGGCAAGATCAATTAATTATTGATGCCCTTACTGCTGCATCAAGTCCATCTACAGTGGCTAAAACAGTTGTAACGTCTGGTGTTGCCGCATCTTCCAACTTAAATATTGGTAAGATGATTGCAGCTAAAAAAGCTCTTGACGCTAAAAATGTACCTTCGGAAGATCGTGCTATGGTAATTCATGCTAACAACGTGGCAGGATTACTTGGTGATGAAAGAGCAATATCCAATGACTTTGCAATTAAAGCCCTGCTTAATGGTGAAATTACTGCATTACTAGGTTTTAAAATTGTAGTGCTAGGTGATAGATCTGAAGGCGGCTTAACATTATCAACAAACGACAGAACTGTTTGGGCTTTCCACAAATCTGCTATAGGTTTAGCAGAAGGTATGGCAGCCTCAACTGAAATAAACTATGTACCAGAAAAAACATCTTTCTTGGTTAATAGTAAATTCAGTGCAAATGCTGTTGCGATTGATGATGAAGGTATTGTAGATATAACTTGTGATGAAAGTTAATAGAGGAGAATAATTATGGCATATAGTGCGACAGGGTTACAACCCATAGGTGGTCAATCAAAAGCTGGTAATGCTCCTCAAATGTGGAGCTACACATCTACGGATGCTGGAAATACAATAAGAGTAGTTGGATATTTTAATTCGGCTGCTGACTTACTAAAAGTTGGTGATCTTATGTATATTCATCACACTACTGGTGGAACTAGGGGATTTCTTTTATCTCCAGTTGTTTCTAACACTGGTACTGTTGTTGATATAGCAGATGGCCTAGCCATTGCCGCAGATGACAGCGATTAACAATAAGCTTAACACAAATTAATTTTGTGTTTGTGAGTAGGCGGAGAAATCTGCCTACTCATTTTAACAAAGATGTAATATAGATTAGGAATTATGGCAGCAGGCGATACAGATGTAGTTATTACTAATAATGCTTTGAGATTACTTGGAGCAAATATTATTACTTCGTTTACAGATGGATCAAAAGCTTCTGGTATAGCAAGCAATTTATATACATTTGTTAAAAAACATACTCTCTCCATGTATCCATGGAAATTTGCTTTAAGAAAAGTAGAATTAGCTCAAGCAACTGGATCTCCAGTGAACGAATGGCAATATCATTATACCATGCCAAGCAATAGTGTTTCTGGTTTACCAGTAGCAGTATTCTTTTCTGGAAATGCTAATGCTCCCAGAGAATTAGGTTTTGAAATTTATGAAGGAAAAGTATTAACAAATTCTACCAAAGTTTATATTGATTATGTTTGGAATATTACTGAAGATCTTATGCCAACATATTTTATTACGTTGTTGGTTTATCAGCTAACTTGGCATTTAGCAGAACCAATAACTGATCAAACTTCCAAAGCTGACTATTGGAAAAAGCACGCTTTGGGTAATCCTTCTGACCAAGTGCGAGGTGGTTATTTTAGAGTTGCAACTCAAATTGATGCACAAGGGCAACCACCACACATTATAGAGGATTATGTACTTACGAATGTTAGATAAATGGCAGATGCAGAGAATATTGTTAGAATACAAACCAATTTCACCGCAGGTGAATTTGATCCTTTATTAAGAGGAAGAATTGATCTTGAACAATATCCAAGTGCAGCAGCAACTTTAACCAATGTAATTTGTTATCCTCAAGGTGGCCTTACGAGGCGGCCAGGCACACAATACATAGGTGAAATTCCATCTGCAGCTTCTCCAGCAAGTGGAGTGCGATTAGTTAATTTTGAATTTTCTACAGAGCAGCAATATGTATTTTTATTTTCTAATAATAGATTATACATTTATAAAACAGGTGTATTACAAACTAATATTAACAGCACTGGAAATGATTATTTAGATTTATCTGCTACAGGTATTGTATCTGCTAAACTAGCAGCATTATATTTTTGTCAATCAGCAGATACTTTAATTATTTGCCATGAAGATTTTAACCCAGTTACTATTACTAGGGGAGCAAGTCATACCACCTGGACAGTTGCAAATATTGTTTTTAAATATATTCCTAAACACGCTTTTACAATCGCTACTACCAATCCTGCTGGAACAGTTGAGCCAGATGAAATAGATGGTAACGTAACCTTAACTTCTTCATCTAGCGTGTGGGTTTCTGGTAATGTTAATCAATATGTTAATGCAGTTAATGGATTTGGCAGGGCCAGAATAACAAAATATAATTCTACTTCAGTGGTAGAAGCTTATGTTGAAATTCCATTTTCAGATACAGATGCTATTGCGAATGGAGATTGGGAATTGGTAAGTGGTTATGAAGATGCCTGGTCCTCATCTAAAGGCTGGCCAAGAAGTTGTACCTTCCATGAAGGAAGATTGTTTTTTGGAGGATCAAAGAATAGGCCCTCAACAGTTTGGGGATCTTTTGTTGGAGATTTTTATAATTTTAATCCAGGACAACAATTTGCAGACGAGGGTTTAGCAGCTACTATAGATACTGACCAGGTTAATGCGATTGTTTCAATAGTATCCAATAGAGATCTTTTAGTTTTTACTACAGGTGGAGAATTTTTTGTGCCTCAAGGAGCTTTAGATCCTATTGAGCCTAGAAATATTATATTTAAAAATACGACCAGAAGTGGAGCTATGCAAATTAAACCAATCGTTACAGAAAATGCTACCTATTATATTCAAAGACAAGGAAAACAATTAAGGGAATTTGTATTTGCAGATGATGATGTTAATTATAGATCTAATAATTTTTCATTATTTTCTTCTCACATGATTAACTCTCCAGTGGATGTGGCTTATAGAAAACAAACTAGCACTAACAGCTCTGATCTTATATTGGTTATTAATGGAGATGGAGGAATATCTGCTTATCCATTTTTAAGATCTCAACAAGTGGTTTCTCCTTCTTCCTGGACTACAGATGGAACTTTTTTAAATGCGTGTACAGATTTTAATGAAATTTATGTTACAGTTAAAAGACAATTACCT